TTACCTAATTTTATCGTAATACCATTTTATTTTTTGTCTTATAAAATCGCCGTGTGATTCACCTTTTAAATCATACGGTAGTCGTGTTAAGTCGATTTTGCCCATATTCTGCCACAAGTATTTATTAAATGGTAAAAGTTTTCTTATGCTTCTATCTTTGCACATTTCGCCTATTTCAGCGTGTGTGTAAAATTTATCCACGGTTAAACTGTATTTTTTCAAAGCTATTGCACACTCTTTAAAAAATCTTTCGCATTGTTTTTTTGTTAACGGCGCTTTTATATCGCCACCTGCGCAAGAGATATTATATGTTATCGAATTCATACCACCAGTACTAGCAGTTTTGCCCTGTTCCCCACCCTGAACAGTTTCGCCGTCTTTTGTAATAATTAATTGATAAGACTGCTTAATAGCATCAGTTACGTTATACGTATTTACTCCAGTCCAATGACCGATAATATATTTTACTGTCATTTATTCAACTCCTCTAAATCTTCTATTCTGTGATTAATTACTTTAATCTGTTCATCTTGTACATCTTCCCTACATTCCAAGCTATATGTTCTTTCTATAACCTTATTATGAAGATCTTGTTTACGCTCTACACGTAAAAAATGTTCAGCTACTGAATCTTTGAAATCGTTAAATTTTTCATTAAAATTCTGCTTAAAGGCTTCATAGCTATTTTTTTGATTTTGCTTAAATTCTTCAAAGGTGGTTTTTTGGTTTTCAAGCTGCGCTTTTATTCTGCCGTATATATAGCCAACCCAAGCTATATTTACACCTAATGTTACTACTGATACTATTTCTTGAATGTTCATTATATAACCACCTTTTTACCTTTGATATTAAACATATTTTGAAAATGTGCAGGTGTAATACACCAAGCAGGAAGTTCACCGTAAAAATCTCTTACTTCCTTACAACATAAAGCACCGTATTCAGAACAGATTAGCCCTTTATAATCTTTTTGTAAGCCGTTAGAATGTCTGATACTTGCCAACATTAATTGTTTTATATCACCGTAACCGTACGGCTGACCTATGTATTTTTCCATTGAATAATAATCTAAATCAACCTCATAAAATCGGTATTGGTCTAAATTATTTTTTTCTAATTCTAACCATATATCAGCTTCGTAATGACGTACACCACCATTAATTAAATATTCATCTACTGGGCTATGTGTACTTTCATATACCCACCATTTACCAAATCTAAATTTAAACATTAATAAATGTGTTGGTATAAATTCTTGATTCCGGCAATATTCTTTAGAATATTTTTGAATCAACTTTGATATTTTACTTTTGCCCTGTTGTAATACAATGTATGTTTTAATTCTGTTTAATTTTCTTATATCATCTGGTTTCATTCGTGATTTTCCTTATAAATTTTTGATTTTTTCTTTAACTGTTTTTGTAGCTTTTTATTTAGTAATTTTTCAAGCTTTACACCATAAATAGCTACGCTGTTTTTTACGTTATCTGGCACAGTTACACCATAAGTAGCCACATAGCCACAAGCCAGATTTATAATAGCTAAATTAACTTGTTTTCTAATATCATCAGCTTTTTGGAAGTTATCCCATTTCGCCAGAACATTATTAGCTATAAAATCTTCTGCATTTTCTCTTTTTTCATCAATTTTAATGATGATTTTTTTTAATCTGCTCATAAAAAATAATCCTCAGCCCAAATACCCGACCAACCCAAACCATAAACTTATTTAATTATTTTTTTAAGTCGTTTAAACAATCTTTAATTATCCCACCTAACAAATAATCTTTACGAGCTGCTGAAAATATAGCTATGTCATATAAACATTCCATAACTCTATCAAAATTTTCATAAGTTCGTTTGTACTGATTAAACAACTCTCTTTTTATGTTTCTATCACTCATTACCTAACTCTTTTTCTTTTTTG